AATTGCTTTTTTACGAACTCTTTTGTGCGCTATTGCTACCTCGCAATTAGCGTACGTGAATTTATTGCATACGAAAGAACTATACGTTGGGCGACTTGTGTGTCTCTCATTGTTTTTTGGTGTGCTACTCTTGCTTCTCCTTATTTCTACGAAAATACGTCCGTTTTTGTGTGTGAGCTATTTTCACACATAATGTTCTATGTAGCAATGTTGGCTAAATGGAGAAATGATAAATTTGAACAACTCTCTCGCCGGCGTGATATAACACAAAGCATATTCGCTTCAATTCGTCAGAGTAAAATGGTTCAATTCTTTTCCGTATGCGTATTGGCAAAGGTACTTTATAATTTTACCAATTTATTTCGTGCCGCCGCCGCCGTGCATCAGTCCGCACTTGCTCCGGATAATGTGAAGGAGATAGAGAAGCGTGATAGGGAGGATAACCCGTGGGCTCAAGCTGTAGTAGCTGAGCTCCATGTGAGTGACCGTGCTGCTACTATGACTCACGAACAGGTTGTAGCTAAGGTGTCGCAAAACCTTTTACATGGAACTTTTGTTGAGAACGATTTCCAGCAAACATGTGATGCTCTCGCTTTAGGAGGTAATGTGTTTTTACTTCCCTATCATTTATTTAAGAACAGGAAAGACATGAAGGCATTAATGACGCGCAAGGATCCGTCCCTGCTTAATTCTACCTTTCGTGCAGTAGTTAGTACTGAACACATGATTCCCATCAAGGGAAAGGATTTGTGTATAGTTTACATTGCGTCAGGTGGAGTTTTTGCTGATATTAAACATTTATTTCCTGATACTATCACTGCCAGTGGTTCTGCTACTTTTCTGTATAAGGAGAAATCTGGTGAGATGAAACAAAGCCCTATTCGTCTTACTTATACGCAGAACTCTGAGTCTGGGGGTCCTGGTTTTACTTATGATCTCCCTTATAATACTTTTACTGGTTTGTGTATGGGCACAGCAGTGGCAAAATTTGCCCGCCACTGTATTGCTTGTGTTCATTTACGTGGGATTCCCGACTCTCCAAAAGGGAAAGGATTAACAGTCACACGTAAAGAACTTGAGGATACTATTGCCATAGCTAATCGTTCGTGGAAAGGTGCGTTTTCATCCACAGTAAATGGAAACTTTCCACTTGAGAGGTATGAAAGACAAGTTTTGGCATCTCAAGATATTCATCCAAATTCCCCGGTTAATTATCTTCCTTTGGGAAGTAATATTGAATACATTGGACAGGGAGGATCTCGCGTAACTCATACCAAGAGTAAAGTACGAACCACCCCCATTTCTGATGTAGTAGCCGAGGTTACTGGAGTTGAACGTGAGCATGGTGCCCCTAAGTTCCATCGCACTAGGATGTGGCAGGCTTCTCTTGCACATTCAGCTAATCCGAGTGCTGGAATAGAAGGGTCTCTCTTGGTAAAAGCATATCTAGACTATGTTGAACATATGGTTACTAAATTCTCCGAACCAGATTTTAAGGATTTTGTGAGAAGGGAATTAATGCCATTAACCGAGATGGAGACTTTATGTGGCAAAGATGGAAGGCGATTTATCGATGCTATGAAAAAGGGCACCTCTAAAGGATTTCCACTTTCGGGGCCAAAGCGAGATATGATCGAGCTTTTGGATCCACTGGATTTCCCTGAATTTCAATGTCCCGCAAAGGCTGATCCTATGATTACTTCAGAAATGGAGAAAATGGAGGGTCTTTTGGCCGATGGTGAACGTTGTTATTCAATTTTTAAGGCTTGTGTGAAAGATGAACCCACCAAATTATCTAAGGATAAGGTGAGAGTTTTTCAGGCTGCCGATTGGGCTACGCAAATGCTCGTAAGGAAATATTTCTTGCCATTGGCAAGAATTTTATCCTTGTTTCCCTTAGATTCTGAGTGTGCTGTAGGCGTAAATGCTCAGGGTCCTGAATGGGATCAATTGGCAAAGCATATGTGTAAGTTTGGTAATGATCGTATTTTAGCAGGAGATTATAGCAAATACGATTTGCGAATGCCCGCGCAGTTAATCAATGCCGCTTTTGCAGTGTTGATTGAAATTGCCGAACGATGTGGAAGATATTCTCAGCGTGATCTTAAAATTATGCGGGGAATTGCCACTGAAATAGCGTATTCTTGTGTAGCGTATAATGGTGATTTGATCATCCATAGGGGTTCCAACCCTTCTGGTCAGAATTTAACTGTTTATATTAACTGTATTGTTAATTCGTTGCAATTAAGGTGTGCTTACTTTCATTTGTGGCCTTCTACCTCAAAACCCCTTCCTTTTCGTGAAGTCGCTGCCATGATGACGTATGGCGACGACGTGATAGGATCGGTCCGTAAAGGCTATGATTGGTTTAACCACATTTCTTATGCTCAGTTCTTAAAAGAGCGAGATATGGTTTTTACTATGCCTGATAAAGAATCTACTCCCACACAGTATATGAATGATCATGAAGCTGATTTTTTGAAGCGTCATAATATTTTTAATAAAGATACAAATATGCTCCATGGCGCATTGGATGAGTCATCTATTTTTAAATCTTTACATACTGTGTTGGAATCTAAAGTGGTTTCTTTGGAGGACCAAAGCATCTCCAATATTGACGGAGCGTTGCGCGAGTGGTGGCAACACGGACGTGACGTTTATGAAATGCGCCGTCAGCAAATGAAGGAAGTCGCTTTCCGATGTGGACTTACTGATTCTTGTCAAATGTTGAACGAGTCTTATGAAGATCGACTCGCTTATTTTCGTCATAAGTATTTAGAGAGTGATGAAGATGAGCCAATAGAAGAATCTACATTTGTAACGACAGTTGGAGATGAGTGGGAAGTGGAGGATGAATTTGAAATGCAATGTGGCATTGCCCCCTCACTTGAAGAAGTGGAGGTTTATAATTATCACTATCCTTCAGAAATCAATCATTGTCGGGGAGATATGTTCGATCCGTTTTACGCGTGGGAACATGTTCTTGGCAATTTGACGGGCAAGCTTTATTTTTACATCCTACTCTGGGGTTTGCTCATGCTTGATAAGATCGAATTTAAGTGGGGAATTCCTACCAAAGGATGGATCTATTTCTTTATTATGCTTGATTTAAGGTGGTGGCAAATGTGTATGTTTCTTATTCATTTGTGTGTTATTACGTATTGGCCCAAGTGGACAATTCAATTGTTTGAGTTGTTCCTCAGGTGGCTATTTTACTAATAACAAGGGTCCTGGGAGGACCTAAAACTCAGCCGACCCCGGAACTATTCGTGGTATAAGTTTAAAATAGTTCTGTGTATATGGACGACTGCATATATTTTGTTTTACATATTTTT